TCTCTTCTAGACGTATACTGCTGTGATATTTAAAATCTCAGAAACCTCAAGACACCTTACAGTAAGCGCACCGGTTACGACAACAAAAAGGGAGAGAAGACGTCAAAAAGCGAATTGGAGACATCGCTACTTCGGTTGAAACGGGAGAGCCCGAGCACCCAGCAGCTCCAGCGTCTTAACTACCTCCGCTATTGCCCCCACACCGAGCAGCTCAAGTTTCACGCTGGCATGGGAGTCTGGCCTCAAAGGGCATGCTTATGCGGAACAGGCGCTGGGAAAACATTATCCGGCCTCTTTGAGGATATCCGGTGGGCTCGGGCTTATCCGGGTAGTGTTGGCTTCATCTTTTCACCGACTTACCCTATGATGCGCCGCACGATCTTCCAGACACTTGAGTCGCCGCTTCTCCTCGGCTGCCAATACCCGTTTAGTGATAATCCGCTTATTCGAGGGTTCAGCCGAAAAGATATGCGGCTTGACTGGAAAAATGATAGTGAATGGTGGTTCGTTAGTCTCCAAGACCCCGAAAACGCTGAGGGTGCAAACATTGACTACGGTCACATTGACGAAGCAAGACTGATTCGCCATTTCAACCTGTCTTGGCTTACCGTTATCCGCAGACTCCGCGGGAGTGGCCGTTGCAAAGTCCCAGTAGAGCCAGGAGTATGGATAACGACAACGCCTGATACTCCAGGCAGCGAACTTTTCAACGCAGTCGAAAATCCCGTGACGAAGAGTCCTAACTGCCGGGTGTATCGCTGGAGCATATATGATAACACAAAGCTGCCCAAGGATTTCATAACTGAAATTGTGCGTACGCATACAGGGGGCTTCGCAGATCGCTTTGTCTACGGCCGTTTTGCAGCTGTTGGCGGCGGAAGCTTCAGCTTCGACTCCAGCGTGCACGTGAGAGAAATTCACTTAGGCCTTGTCCGAGAAGTGCGGTTTGGTGTGGACTTCGGGTGGACTAATCCGACAGCAATTTTAGCCGTTTGCTATGATGGCGATGATAGGATCTGGGTCCTTGATGAAGTGTATGAGCGACACATGAAAAAAGAGGACATAATCAAGGCGCTCGTAGAGTTTAAGCAGAAGTATGGGGCAGGGCCTATTTTCTGCGACCCGTCAAATCCTGAAACCATCGACGCGTTGAGGCAGGCTCAGCTTAATGCAATAGGCTACCAAGGCCGACGAGAAGATGGTATCCGGGAGCTCGGGGGAAGGTTCCCGAAAGCAGGCGATGGCCAGCCTAGAATCTTCATCAGCAAAAAATGCGTGAACCTCATCAGCGAACTACTCGAGTACAGGGAAGACGTGAAGGAGAATGACCATGCTACGGACGCACTTAGATATAGTCTCAAACAAGCCCTGGCCCCTCCAGGCGTAGGCGCAGTTATGCTACAACATCAAAAATCGCAGGGTAAAGGTTGACAGAATGAGTTTCATCGCGAAGACTATTCGGAAATCTGCTACTGCTCTTAGGAGCAGATTCAAGGCGCAGCGCACAGTCCCCGAGGCCATAAGCAGGAAGCAGCTGGAAGAGGAAGTGCCCTTCAGCTGGAAAGCTGACAACATGCTCTGGGGCTACGTTAACAAGTACATGCTTAAGGGCAGCGGCGCAGGCTTCGTCACGCCCCCATACACCGCGTACTGGGACCGCTTGTGGGGCGCAACACCCATCGAAGACCTCCCTAAGTACAAGGACCTGTACACTTTTACGCCGTACATCAAAGCTGCTCTTGACGTGACTATTAACCTGGCAATCAGCAACGGTTTTGAGCTTGAAGGCGGAGACGATGATGTAAGAGACTGGCTGACGGACTGGCTTGACGAGCATAACGCTTTAGAGACTCTCCGGATCTCAGGCGTCGACATGCTTGTCTTCGGCAACGCTTACTTGGAGATCTGCCGCGAGGAAGGTATACCACCTGAAGAGTGGTGGCTCAAACCATTAGATCCCGTGCACATGCGCGTCCGTCGTGATGCTTACGGAAACGTTTTCGGCTACATTCAACTCCTAACGTTTCCCCCCGTAGCCTTCACAGCGCAGGACATTATCCATCTTCGCTGGTCTCCTAAGAGCTGGTGGTACGAGTTCAGCTATGGCACTTCGCAGTTGAGGTCCATGCTGAAAATTCAAGCGTTAATTGACCAGCTTGAAGACGACATGGCCATCATCATTCACACTTACACTAAGCCGATGCTCGTAGTCAAGGCTGGGACGCCTGAAAGACCGTTCAGTGACCCACAGCTAACAGCACTGATGGAAGCTTTCAGCACTCGCCAAGCAGCAACAGACGTGTTCGTCCGAGGCGACGTCAGCGTCGACGTGATCCAAAGCATGACCCGCGACGTTAACGTACAGTTTTGGCTCGACTACCTCTACACTCAACGCGAAGCCGTCCTCGGCGTGCCCAAAATATTCATGGGCAAAAGTGAAGGAACAAACAGGGCTACCGCTGAGGTTGTGATGCAAGAATACGTTACCAGGCTACGCATGCTCCAGGAAGCTATCGCAGACGTGCTTGAAACCGTGCTTTTCAAACAGCTTCTCGAAGCGAAGTTTGGGGAAGGTATTGCAGTTCCGCAGGTTAAATGGCGCCCTATTTGGGAGCCAACAATACAGGACAAGGGCAAAATGTACTGTGACCTTGTGGACAAGGGCATAATCTACGCGAAAGAGGCCCGACCGAGGCTAGGCTTTCCCGAAGACTACCCTGAAGGCAACGGATCGTGAAAGAAGAGGAAGTATTGTTTGGTGAAGAAGGCGGGTAGTTGGTGGCCGCGTATGGCATGCAGTAGCCTCTGCGGCTACACGGAGGAGATGCGCAGGGTCCACTTTAGTTGTCTCTTCTGTAGAGTTCGCAGGTTCTTTTATGGGAAGATGGACCCGAAAAAGTACCGTTATAACCGTTACATGCGAATCGTCGTACCAGCCGATCAGACGACCTATGTGCTGCTGATTGATAATAAGCGTAGGCTCGCGTGTGTTAAGGCTCAGATCTTGAAGCGTTTGCTTACGATCTGCGAGTGGCTCGCGAATTAGCGGGGCTAGAGGTTTGTTATAGAGGAATGTTCTATGCCAGGGCTTGAAGAGGATAAGACTGTTTGGCGCTACAGGGTTCAGGACCCAGCGAGGTTTGACAAGTTTCGCGTCAAGGAGCTTGGCAAAGGCATCAAGATCACGCTTGGGAAAGTCAAGAGCTCTGACCGGTGGGAGATTCAGAATTACATATTTGAAAGGGAACAGTTCAAGACTGCCGAGCAAGTGAGGAAGTGGCTTGACACGCACTTGAAGGGCCAAATTCGGACTCTTCTCGATTTCAAGGCATGGGACGAGTGGAGAAGGCGGTTTGTAAACGCCTACGTGAACGTTTCAGAAGTCAAATAGTTTCCCACTTTCCAATGACACCCGGGTGACAATGTTCAGGCCTTGTAATCAGGCCTTGTATCATGGTGATCTGAAATGAGTTTCTTATCTCAAGGTGGTTATACGCAAGAAGAGCGAGATGAGCTAGAAAAAGCAATTGAAGCTAGAGAAAAGAAATACGGCTACAAAAGAGGATCAAACGCAGGCTTGACTAAGCCAAAGGATTATGCGAGCCTTTCGGAAAGTGAGTTTGCAGACCCCGTAGGCTTTAACTACCCGGTCGACAGAGCGCACGTTAGAGGGGCAATAACTTACTGGCAGCATATGGATCATCGAAAAGCTTACTCTGACTCTGATGCACGAGCCTTCGTAACTGAGCGCATTGTGAGAGCTGCTCTGAAATTCGGTATAGCCATAAGGTATGATCCTAAAGACGCTGATTATCGAAAACTTCCTGAAAACTTGAGGAAACAGATGGAAGGCTACGAGTCGACAAAGAAGGGCATGCTTGAAAGCGTCGAAGCGTTCAGGGCGTGGCAGGAAGAGTGGTTACGCCAAAACGGGAAAACTGCCATAGTAATCTAGGTGAAAAAATCGTGCAGCTCCGGTATTTCGTGCCCTTCAAGGCGCAAGAGGGCGTTGATGCTCAGTTTGCTTTGAAGGAGAAGTTGATTAACATTGAAGGCGTAGCCATAGACACGAGCATCAACGCTAACAAGTGGCAGGTGCCAGCTGAGGACCTTGACTTTATCACGCAGAGCCTCATAGGGGCTCAGCTTCGCGTTGACCATGCTGAAAGCGCGTTCATGGTCATCGGGAAAGTTCCTGAAGCTAAGCGCGTCGGCGATACTGTCTGGTTCAGGGCTGAGGTTGGCGAGGAAAAGCTCGTTGAGAAAGTCCTCAGAGGCTACGTTACGCATGTTAGCATTCAGGTTGACAGTGATGATGTTGAGTGCAGCAGATGTAAGAGGCCGACACGGAACGAAGGTATGCTTATGCACCTGTGTCCTGGAGCCTGGGAGATCGTGCACAAGCCCAAGGTCCGCGAGCTCAGCATCGTTGCGAGCCCAGCGTACAAGAACACTGAGTTTAAGCCAGTGGGCTTCGCCGCGGCAATGAACGATTCCCAATGGGACGCAATCGTAAAGTCCGTGGAAAATTCACAGTCATTTAAAAATGACAAAGATGTGGGTTCTAGGCTTCAGGAGCCGCAAGAACCTGAAAACAAAAATGGACAACAACAAGAGGTGAAGCCTTTGTCTGAAAAGGACAATCAGGTTTCTTCACATCAGGCACAAGCAGTCGTAAACGTGTCACCAGGCGAGCAGGCCCCTAAGCAGGTTGAATATGAGGACTTGATGAATCAGCTTACTCAGCTGGAAAAGAAGATCAGAGAGAGACCTTCAGCTTCAGACGCGGACCTTGACGCTTTGAACAAGAAGGTTGCAGAACTAGAGTCAGAGCTTGCCAAGAAGGCAACGAAGAAGAACCTTAGCAAGAAGATCAGCGAACTATCGAAGAAGCTGAGCGAGGAAGGCGAAGAAGCAGAGGATCTGGAAGATGCAAAGAATACTCAAAAGGCCCCCGAAGGAGATTCGACGGCGCAGAAGGTTGCGGGGAAAGGCATCGTTGCAGTTAACGAGATCAACCGTGATGCCCTTGGCAACTTTGACTGGTTCCAGGACATTCTGAAGGCACACCGGAAACTTGTCGGCTTCAAGTAAGGCGATTTGAATGAGTGCACCAGTATTTGAAGGAACAACCCCGCACGTTTCTGATCGCTATATCACGACAGAAATTGCAGGCGAGGACATTACAATCGGCCAAGTTGTCGAAATAACCGCTGATTGGACGGTTAAAAAGCCCACCACAAACCCAAGCCTCAAAAAGTGTGGAATCTGCCTGACAAGCGCACTTAATGGCAAAGCAGTCTCAGTGCTATGGCGAGGGCTAGCACGAGCAAAAGCCTACGGGACGATAAGCGCGGGTGATTATGTTGGCTCAGGACCTCTAGGGACAATTCAAACAATCCCTGGGGTAACGGCCGTAGACTGTAACACAAGCGCTGGAACAGCATCAGCAATTAATCAATCGCGTGCCGGAATGGGCTGGGCGAACGCTGGCGCCGCAAGCGGCGGTACGGCTTACGTCCTGGTTTTGTAGGTGGTTTTGAATGAGTTTTCAGAGGGATGCTTTAACGTGGGTTGACTCAGGCGCAGTTGCGTATCCGGCGTTGCACAAGAAAATCATTGAATTAACCATGCCGGCACTCGTCGTCAAGAAGCTATTCCCGGAATTTCCGCTTGTAGCCGGGAAAACAGCGACTTTCGTAAAGGAAAGCGGTTCAAGGAGCGCTGCGATCACCGAGATAAGCGAAGGCGTTGAGATTCCAATGGATTTCACGCCGCTTACCTATGTTACTGTGACGCCGTACAAGAAGGGCCACCGGGAACGCATCTCGAGAGAGCAGATCGAAGACCTCTACATTCCTGTGATTGAGCAGCAGCTTCGCCGTTTAGCGCGGCGAATGGCCTACACTATTGATCTCGACTGCATGAACGTCATCAGCAACGCAGCGGCAAACAGTTCATCAGGATCGGGCACAAGCCTGAGCGCAACCGGCACAGAGTTCACGATCAGCGGCGGCCTCGGCACCAAGGATATCTTGAATGCGAAGTTAAAGATTGAAAGCTATAATTTCATTCCTGACACCATACTGCTCAACCCTATCAACGCCCGCGACGTAATGTACCTGCCCCAGTTCAGTCTTCACATGGAATACGGCGAGCCGGTGATGCAATCAGGAATACTTGGAACAATCTATGGCATGGCAGTGCAAATAAGCACAGTCGTCTCAGCGGGCACCGCGTACATTCTCAGCACTGGCCAGAACTTGAGCGCTGCATATGCTCCTATGGGATTCTTCGTAAACAGAAACCAAGCGGATAAATACGGCTTCTCACCTAACGACTAGGAGAGAGTTAAAAATGACTCCGATTCCTCAAACGAAAAAATGCCTTAACTGTGGTAATCCTCTATCTCCAACGCAGCTTAGACATGGTGTTCGAGCTAAATTCTGCAGCCAAAAATGTAATATGAACTATTATGTTAAGACTCATCCCGAACATCAATCGAAAGCTGGAAAGAGAGGCGGAGTAGTAACCGCAGAGAAATATCCTGGAAACATGCGCAAGGCATATTCGGTCTTAACGCCTGAATTGAGGCGAGAAAATAAAAAGTTCCATGATTTAGCGGTAAACGCGAAAGCTGAATCACTGAAACAAGACGGTTTTCTCATAATCTTTCAGGATGGACTAAAACATGATAGACCCGATATCATCGCGTACAAAGATGGAACGGTCTACATGTTAGACGTTAAGACAAAGAAACATGTCGCCCGCATAGTTGAGGAAGGAACCATTACTCTCAACGGTGAAGCTCGTCCCGTTTTGGCTCTGGCGAAATAAAACGCCCATTGATGAGCGACGTTGACCCGAAGAAAGAGTTTGACAGTGTTGACGTGTCGTTAACGACCAGGTATGCGCCTGTTGTCTTGTGTGGAGAAGCCATCTTCAAAGTCACGAATCTAGCAACCGGTTAGACCTGAAACATATACAGCGAGTTTCCCCTTTTTTTCGATTTCATTTTTTCTTTGTTGTTTCAAAGCCTACTCACATGCGGAGTAGGCGAAACAAGTCGATGTAGGGAGGTGAATGGCCAAAATGAAGAAAGTCTTTCTTCTAGCTGTGTTGGTTCTAGCAGCAGCTCTATGCTTGGCGAGTCCAGTGTTTGCTGACACGACAACGCCAACCGCCACATTCGACCCATCATTCCTGATTGAGATGGGCGTCGTCTTCGGTGGAATAGCAACTCTGGCTTTCGTAATAGCCGAGCTAGTAGGCATGTATACCACGAAAAGCTCGCAAACTGGTCTCCTACAGACAAGTTCAACCGCTATTAACGCGATAGTTGCCATGACAGGCGTGGGAGTGACAGCAAATCAAGCCGCAGCCGTCACAGAAATATCAGGCATACCTACAGTGATACCAACACCAAAACCAGAACCAACCAAATAGTCTCAACTAGACCCCCTTTTTTTTGGTCTTGACGTAGACATCAACCCGCAATTGTGAGAGCACGCTTTCATTCCTCAAACAGTCTCCTTTCTCCTTTCGGGTCGGGAGTTAGGGGGTTGCTCCCGGCGGAAAGTTGACGCCCAGCACGTAGGTAGATACGCATGAGCAAGGTCCTTGGGAAGGGCAACTACATAGTTGCCAGGGTGAACGGTGCGAGGCAGGTTTTGACTAGCGCTGAGCTTCAGAGGCTCATTGACGCTGGATACGACGTTGAAGTCGTGATGGCGTTTTGACTGAGTTGAAGAAGCTTAGCAAGATCATCTGCGAGAAATGCGGTGTTAGCGACTATCAGATCTGCCTGCGATGTGACGCTAAAAAACTGATTGATAGTTTGGTCGAGTCAACATGATAACATATATTCAAAACGCCGATGTGGCAGCGCAGCTTAACGCAACGTATGACGCTGTGAACAAGGTCTACACTGTCTACGGCCTTAACATTGCCGAGTCAAGCCTTACGGCGCACGTTGCCTTTGCGAACAACTACGTGAACGCGCTCTTAGGCACTGACCTGTCAGCTGCTGACCCGAAGTATCAAGGCGCTTGGATGGCAGCCTTAGACCTTGCATGCATGCGGATCCTAGTGGTTTCTTCAGGCGGAGCTTTGGTAGGCGCGTTTGACTATTTCCTGGGAGATCTGCGTGTTGCAAGGTCTGGGCCCTACGCTGAAGCCATACAGCGCACGATAGATGGGTTGAAAGAAGACTTTGCACGTCAAATCGTGAACCTTTCAACAGCCGTTAAGGTTCAGGATGTTCAGGCAGCAGAGGACGTGCCGACTTATCGGGGAGGCTTGATAAGCCCGTGACTGGTGCGTCAGCAATATGCCAGCTGCTGCAGCAGAACTGGAGCCTGCAGAGCCCAGCGGCAAGCGACATCTATTGGGCTGACACGAAAGTCGAAGCTATGGACTGGGCGAAAGTCGGCAAAAACTTTGTCATCGCATGTTATAGCCCGTCAGGACCTGTGCAGGCTGTTCCGCTTAGCAGGGAAGCGTGGCAAAAAACTGAGCAGGTCATGGTTGACATTCTTGTTAAGGTCACGGGCACGGTTGATGATACGTGCACTTTGCGAGAGACAATGAGAAATGAGGTTTACCGCATAATGCATAAAGTTGAACTTTCAACGCCCGAGTATCCAGACGTGCATGTGCAGCGTGAAGCCTACAAGACTGAGAGCGGTGAATTGGCAAGAATCGTGATTCAGGTTGCCCTTGTGAGCTTTGATATTAAGAGTTGACGGCCTTTGAGTGTTCCTGTACAGATCGCTGTATCTGATACAAGGGAGCTTATCATGGGGTTGAAGGAACATTTCCCAACCGCATTGGTAAGCGGAATTGAGGGCGCCATGCAGCGGGCTTCACAATCAATCTATGAAGAAGCAACAAGGCTTGTCCCCGTGCGCACAGGTTACCTGCGGAGCACGATCGCTATTGAGCCGGGAGGTAAGTGGATTCTGAAAGTTGTTGCCCGGGCAAGCTACGCTGCTTATGTGGAGTGGGGCACAAGCAGGATGGCTCCGCGTCTCTTTATGACGCGTGCTGTCGAGATACATGGGAGAGAGATGCAAGAAGAAATTTTGAACGCTGTACAGGACGCAATCGCGGACACGTTCCGCTAGGGGGGCTTAAAATGCACTGGGAATTGAGGATGCACTTAACAAAGAAATTCGTGAACCTTGCGACGCGGATCTTATGCCGTTTTATCCCAGAGGCGAAGGCAACTTATCCGCAGACGAAGATGCTCGAGGACATATTCGCCAAGTTGCAGCATGCTTATCAGATTGAGGTTTATGCTGGACGTTTCGACGGCGTACCATTCCAAACTCTCAAGGGATTGAAAGACAAGCATTTCCTCAAGTTCCTTGAGCTTTCCAAAAAGATCATCATTTACTTAGGTGAGAACGACCGTTATTATCGTCAATGGCTCGGCTTCGCCATGTTGCTCAATAAAGATAGGGTTGAGCAAGAACTCGAGAAATTAAGTTTTGAAGATTTTCTCAGGCTCACGAACAATCAATGGGATTTCGACTTAAGAGGTGCTGTTCACGCTGAGTATTTCGAGGTACATAAAAAAGAATTCCTCGACATCGTTCTCGCTAATTTCTTGATGAATCTCGCATAGTAGCGCGAAAGAAGGCTCGCATGCCGAGCTTTCCGCGATACAGAAAAAAAGAGAGGTGAAAATGTAGAATGAGCACTCCAGTGATAGGCCGGAACGCAGTCATAAAGATGGGAACCACAGTGATCGGCTACGCAACGGGCGTAACATCAAGCATCAACGTTGACAAGATCGAAGAATTCGCTTTGAATTCTGATAAAGCTGCGATCTTGGCCGCAGGAAACAAGCACTTCAAAATCAGCGTTGACAAAATGTGGGTTGACAACACCTATGCAACGCAGATTCTCACGGGCACGGCTGTTGATTTCGAGATTGGTCCAGCGGGCACGACAACGGGAAAAGTGAAGTACACAATCAAGAACGTGATCCTAGAAGTCATGGACTTCAAAGCTGATCAGAAAGGCATAGTCACGGAAAAGATCAGCGGCATAGGAAACGACTTCGTGATAGGCACGTACTAGGCTCTCGCAGGCTCCGAAAGAGGTAATATGCTATGAGCGAATGGGAAAGAACAGCGGAGTTTAAGAAAGCACTCGAAGACTATGAGGCGCGAGAGCATAAAAAGGCCGAAGCATTTGATCCGAAAGAGCTTCTTTGCAGAAGCGTGATAATTCGCGAAGTCCTAGACACGCAAAGTGGCAAGATCATAAGATACGGGAACCTTGTTTTTGAAGATTTGCCAGCAATCATGGCAGCAGAAACCCATGAAGAAAAGAGCATCGTGATTCTGCATAGAATGCTGAAGAAGGCGTACAAAGACTTGACTCTTGACGACGTGAAGCATTTTGAGTTCATAGAAGCAACAAGAATACTGGCGTTAATGTCTGGCGGTCCGAGTTTTTTACAAACTCAGAAGCAATTGCAGAGTGGATCAGAAGTGACGCAACAGCCCAAAGAATCGGCCTCCTTGCCCATGAATATCACTTGAGTCTAGATGCGATCGGGCAATTATCCCCCTTTCAGGTTGAGTTTTTGGTCCAATGGCGAGAATGGTGGAGTAAGCAGCAGTGAGCAGCGATGTTGAAATTCGCTTAACAGCGATCGACGAAGCGAGCGCAATTATCAACAGTGTCGCGTCTAACGTCGAGTCAGCTACGGGGCAGATTACAGCCAGCGTTGAGCAGAATGTTCAGGCGACTAAGGACGCATCAGCAAGCACGCAAGATACAGCTATGGCGTTTAATAACTTGGCTTCAGCAGGCTTCGGCCTCTACGTCGCTTTTGACAACATTAACCGTTCAGAAGTCGCGCTCGACAGATCGAACTTGATGGTCGAGAGAAGCACAGAATCTCTTGAGAAAGCTCAAACTGCTTATAATGATGCCGTAGCACAGTATGGTCCTAACAGTACGCAAGCGCAAGCTGCAGCAGAAAAACTAAAGATCGCCACAGATGCTCACGCTGTCGCTTTGGAGAGGGCAGGACTTGCACAAGATAACGTGAACAAGAGCATGGTCTCAGCGGCATTAACCGTTATTCCGTCAGTCATAGGCATGTTTACGAGCTTCGTGCAAGCTTCTGCTGGAATGTCTGGAGCGATCGATGCCATTAGCGGTGCGCTTGATTTCCTTGCTGCGAACCCAGTAGTTCTAGTCATTGCAGGCATCGCCACTTTGGTAGTAGGCCTGATTTACGCTTACAATAATTGTGCTCCACTCAGAGACGGATTGAACACTATCGCTGCTGTTCTCGGAGGGGCACTTACGGAAGCAGCGAGTGTGATCATAGGTGCCTTAACGTGGTTCTGGCAGAATGTTCTGGTGCCCTTGGCGACCTTTCTCCAGAACACATTCGTCGCTGCAATCAACATAGTCGGAGGAGCATTAAACTGGCTCGGAGGAGTTCTCGGCCCGGTCGTAAGTGCAATTAGTTCAGCATTGAACGCGATCGGCGGTGCGTTTAGCTGGCTTGGTGGAGCAATAGGCGGCGTTTGCGGGGACATCGCGCATTCGTTCGATGTATTAGAGGGCCGTACAGGCTCCTTCACCGTAGCAGTTATGATCAAGATCAAGGAACTTCACGATCAGTCAACAGCAGAGCTAGCAAAGCAAGCTGCTGATAACCTTGCAGTCGTAAGTAAAGGCTTGGACGATCAAGCTGCAAAACTCAAAGCTTCGTACGATGCTCAGGAAGCTGCGATCGATAGGAGTCTCGAGAGCACACTAACTGCTATCAAGAAATACTATGATGACGAAACTGCTGCTGCGAACACGCAGTATGATAAAGACTATGCTGCGTTTATCGCTTATTGGAACCAGAAATATACGACGACGGAGACAGCACTTGATAAGCTGATTAACAAAGTTACAACATACTACGATCAACAACTTTCCGCCATGCAATCAGCTTATAGCCAACAGATCAGTGAGACGAATAAGTTCTACGACGATCAAGTAAACGCTGCAAACGCAGAGGTCGCACGTATCAGAGCAGCACGTCAGGGAGAACTTGACGACCTTGAGCTTAACATGCTAGAGCAAAAAGAAGCTTTGAAGACAGCCCATGAAGCTGGCGTACTGAGCGACAAAGATTATCAGCAGCAACTTTCTGACCTTCAGAAGAAGTATAACTCTGATCGTAGCGATGCGAATGACTCATACCGCTTGAAAGAATTAGAGGCCGAGAAAACTGCCAAAACGGACATTATCGCGATCAACCAAGAGCGAAGCGATAGACTTGCTGATATAGTTGCCAAAGAAGCAGAGATGGCGCAAAACGTCGAAGCTAGTAAGAATGATGCGATTAAGACAATTCAAGATCAGGCTACGACACTTAGCACGAAACATCAAGACGACTTGAAGAAGATAGAGGAAGATGCTGCTAATGCACGGTTAACAGCGCAGAAGAATGCTGAAGAAGCGAAGAAGGCTGCGCTGGAAGATTATCAGAGCAAGAGTAAAGCTGTTGTCGAGAAGGGGGAAGCTGACAAGCAAGCAGCAATCTCCAAAGCGAATGCAGGAACTTTGAGTAACACGAAATCAATGTTTGATAACCTCGTCACGGTCGTTGCTGGCGGCTTGGGTATTGCTTGGAACACGGTTTCAAGTTGGTGCAACAATGTCGGCTCGGCGATCGTAAACGCAGTGAGTTGGGCGTGTAGTTCTGCTAGTTCAGCGTTACAGAGTTTCGCCAGCTCTGCTGCGAACGCGTTGGGGGCAGCTGGAAGCGCGATCGCTAATTTTATCTCAAGCATCTGCTTCGCCCATGCGATCGGAGCAGCTGTTGAAAGTAGTCAGAAAGACTTGGGCAAGTGGGTTGACGTCGTCGGCACGAGCATGCATAAGGCGAAAGAACACGTGCAAGGATTCATTGCGAACATGAAAGACGTGGGCCTCGACGTGAACGCTAAAGTTCCTGAGCCTGTGACCATGGGTTCGATGATCGTTCCTCCAACGATGAGCAGGCCTAACATAACCGTGACAATCACGGCTCCTCTCGTACAGATTCAGGGTAGCGCGGATAGGGCGACTGCCGAGTTGGCTGCGAAGATGGTGAACGATCAGTTACAGAATGTCATTGTCGAAGCAACAAGCGCGAACGCGCCGACAACACAAAAGAGAATAAGACAAGGAGCCGTGTTCACGTAATGGTGCTGTTAACAGAACAAGAAAGGCTTTACGCTGATGAATATTGTCTAGTTAACGGCGATAGTTCATCACACCTCTCATCTCTGGCTGACTGGACGGCAGAAAAGACCTATACGTTTTATCTAGCGAAAAAGCTAATCATTATGATTAGAGCTTCTGTCTACGTTCAAAACGCATCTGGCGCTGGAAGGATCACAGTTGATGGCAATCCATTATGGTCAACGGGCGGAGTTAATGGCTATACAACAGTAGCCTCTCCAGACCTCTATATTGTTCTTGCGGCTGGCTGGCATACTTTCAACTTTGACTGCGCAATGTGGAGTGCAGGATCAGGCGGTTACGTTGTCATTAACGGCATTTACATCGGACAACTGAACTTCAATGATCTACTCAACAGCGGGCCTTTGGACAGCGGCTTAGTTTATCTTCCATTCGGTAATCAACAAACTCTCATAGACCAAAACATCACAATTCCGGCTTCTCGAAAACTTCCCTGCGGCGCGATAGTCAACTATGGCTTATTCATCTTTGTTGTGGCCTCTGATATCACAACAAGTAGTCTGACCCGAAAGACTCACATGAAGAACGCTGGTGAAGGTGATGACTCTGGGAAAATCAACGTTAGGCTTTACTTAAACAATAATGAGAGTGGTTGGAGTGATAGGCATGATGATGACGCTGATGGCGTTTCAGCAAACCCCAGTTACGGCATAGGTTCTGAGGGGTATTGGTACGGTTACACGCCGCCCAATCAGACTCTTAACATTAAAGTGAAAGCTCTTTGCAGTTCAGCAAGAAACGCAGAATGCTGGGTTTTTGTGCTGCTCTGCCCATGGATTATTCCGCCAGTGGGTTATGATGCCAGCGTGGTTGATCTCGCCTTTTCGCAGGGCTCAACATTCTACGCTTATCTTGAGCCTCTGTACGTAGATGCTACGAAAGCGTCAAAGATCGGCATGAAACGTTTCAAGAGCTTTGGCGACACAACAGATTATTACAGCGTAGCCTCTGGCACGGGAATACTCATTCACACTTACACGTTAGACGTTGTGGATGTTGTTTCGGCTCAATGGGTCGTGAATCCCTCAGGAAACGTCGTTTGCATAAGCTACATCGCGGTGGACGTGAGATGACCATAAAAATAACGCAGGTAACGTCTTCAAGCGGGGAAGTCATCTTAACCATCACCTATGATAATCCAGCAGGCAGCGGGAAACTTTCCGCGTTCAATCTTCGCAAGCAAGACCTTGCAGATAGGCTTATTCAGATCCGAAGCCTTCTCGGAAGAGCCTTAACCCTCACCGACGCACAACAGGCACTTGTCGAAATCATCAATGAAGTCAGACGAGGCCGACAGGGCATTCCTGAAAATTTTGATTTCGCGCCTTACATCGGAGTTGAGCTTGAATGACAGGCACGACCCTTGGCACAGCGACGCTCATCGTTAATCGAATCACTGAAGGATTCCAAACGTTAGCTTCGCTGTGGCATGCTTGGAATAATGGCGTTGCTGGCATAAAGAGCAATGTGTATGGACTTGCGAGAAATTGGACTTTAGACTGTGTTGAAAGCGACGTTGTGTATGCATCTGGTGCTGTGTTGTATCTTCGCAATCAAGCCTCTGCAGGAACAGCGCTCACTTTTTCATCTGATTATGGAGACCGTTATCTCGCATCAGCAACCGTGAAGGTTGATGGCGTCGATGTGACCCTTGAAACGGTCGGCACGAAGAACATCAGAAAATTCACCGTAAGAATACACGAAACGATTTAGGTGAAAGAATTTGAAAAAACGTTTTCACTGTTCGCATGCATGAAACAATATAGGAGATTTTCTCATCGGCTTGTCAAGTTAGACTGAACTCTACCATGGCAAGAAACCGAAAAAAACGGAGAAAAAAGAAATGAGCATAAAGAAAGAATTCATAAACATCAGCAAAAACCAAAGCTTCACGAACCCGACAACTTATCCGACGCTTACGATGGACGCTGAAACAACCAAGGTTATGGAAATATGGGTTCAGAGCATAGCATCGGGGAAGACCGTGCTGGTTCAAGCTAGTAACACGGCTGACGCTGACTGGCGTGACATTGAAGAGCTAGTCACGACGGCACTGAATGGAGCATACACTGCGCATAAGGGCTATCTGAGTGCTTACCGCTACATCAAAGTGACTTTGGAAGAGTCAGGCGGCACAGGAGTCGCCATCATCGAGATCACTGCGAGGTGAGAAACACGCCTTTCGATGCTGGGAAAATAATCAACCGCGCTGCTGGTCTTATTCCAACATCAGTCACATTTTTTGATACTAACCCAACAAACCTAGAAAGAATGACAGACGGCGACTTCACGAACGAGACAGGAGAAGGCATAAAGAGCCTTTCGGCACCTGCTACGATTGGAATTATAGCTTTTGACATGGGCCACGCTTTTCCAGTCTTAATCATCATACACACGAACGTGCACCGAACCGCAGGCAGCGATGGTTACGCTAAT